CGTGGATGACCTCGCGTTCCTGTCGAAGCGTCGCAAGCGCGACCTCAACCTGATTCTCCAAGCCGGAGCCGCCTCGGGAAACTGACGGGGCGCCAAATTCTCATGATGGATTTGGCGCCGATGATCGGCTGCACGGTGCGCGAGCTTGGTGAGCGCATGAGCGAGCGCGAGCTTCGTGACTGGGGCCGGTACGTCCAGCAGAAGGGGCTGCCGATGCAGCGTCTGGAGTACCTGCTCGCCCGGATCCTTCTGATCCTCGACCTTGTGCACATGCAGAAACCGGGGACCGAAGGAAGTCTCGCGGACTACTTGCCCGGAGCCAAACCAGTTACTAACCGCGACCGCGTTGGGCGATCTATGCGCGATGCCTTTGGCGGTGGTGGCGTCGTGATCAAGCGGAGGAAACGTGGCGGGTAACGTACTTGGCGCGCTTCTCGTCAAGCTGGGGCTCGATGCTGCCGAGTTCACCTCGGGGCTGACGAAGGCCCAGTACCAGGCACAGCAGTTCGCGCGCGGATTTGGTCGCGATGTCGACTCCCTGAAGAACACCATCCGGGGCGTCGCCGGCGCGGTTGGCGGCTTGTACCTCGGCGACGTGTTCCTTCAGAACGCGAAGTCGATCATCGCCGAGGCCGAGGCGCTCAACGACCTTGCCGACTCGACGGGAGCAAGCGTCAAGGAGCTATCCGCTCTCAGGAATCAGGCCTACATCGCTGGCACGGACATCGGGACGCTGCAGACGGCCCTGAACAAGCTCTCCGCGGGCATGGCGGGGACCGACGAGGAAACCTCCAAGGCCAAGGATGCCCTCAAGGCGTTGGGCATCACGACGCGCGACCCCGCGCAGGCGTTTCAAGAGATCGCGCAGAAGCTCTCGACATACGAGGACGGCGTCAACAAGGTCGGCATCGCGGTCGCCCTGTTCGGCAAGTCGGGGGCCTCGCTTCTGCCGATCCTGAAGGACATCGCCGAGCTCCAGGACGTTGGCGCGACCGTCACGAAGCAACAGGCTGATGCCGCTGAGAATCTCGGCAAGGAATATCGCCGCCTGACGGTTGAAGCCACGGCATTCAAGGACATCCTGCTTTCAGGGGTGGTGCCTGCACTGGCCGACACCATCAAGGCTTTCCGCATCGCTCAGGGTCAGGGGTCCGGATTCTTCCAGTCCCTCGATTACGCGCTTCGCGGGCAGGGAGAGATCTCCGAGAACATCGTCACGCTCGAGCGCAACATCGCGTCCCTCACGGACCGCCTCGAAGCATACAAGGCCACGACCTCGTCATCGAAGCCCGCCTTCGCCGGCGAGGTGGCGGCGATGACCGCTGAGATCGAGAAGGCAAAGCGCGCGCTCACGACACTGAAGGCAATCCAGGGGCCGAAGGAGATGGACTTTGGCCCGCCGGTGCTGAAGGGGCAGGCGCCCAGTGGCTTCGGTGGGGCGAAGGAATCGAAGGCTGCCAAGGAACAGATCAGCGACGCCGAGCGGTACATCAAGTCTCTGAAAGACCAAGTCGAGAAGACGCTCGACCTCACGGCGGCAGAGCAGGTGCTTCGCGAGGTACAGGACGGCCGGCTCGAGAAGGCCACACGCAAACAGATCGACCAGGCGCTTGCGTACGCCCAAGAGATCGACGCGGCGAAGGAAGTGGAGACGTGGCTCAAGGATCTGGAGAAGCGGTACGACGATGAAGCCAAGGCGATCGAAAGGTCTAATCAGGAACGTGGCAAGCGAGTCGACGCACTTCTAGATGAGGCGGAACAGATAGTCCGGGCCAATGAAGATCTGCGCGACGAGATCGCCATCATCGTTGGCGGGGAGGGCGTTCGGGACGCGCTCGAACAGCAGCGGTTGGACAACGCCATCGCGATCAAGGAAGAGGCGCTGGCCATGGCCGAGTTGGACCCGCTTCGGCAATCGGAAGCCGAGGCGCTCCGCATTCAGATCAACTTGCTACGCGAGAGGGCTGGTCTACTTGGCGGCCGATCGTTCGCGAAGCAGTTGGCCGAGGAGGCAAGGACGCTGCAGGACGTCAAGAACATGCTCAGTGACACGTTCGCCGACGCGTTCACGGACTTTGCCACGGGCGCGAAGTCGGCAAAGGAAGCGTTCGCGGACTTTGCTAACAGCATATCGAGGCAGATCGCGCGCATTGCGGCACAGAACCTGGCCAACGCCATCTTCGGCGGCAACAACAGCGCGGGGCCCGACATCTTCGGCGTGCTCGCGAAGATTCTCGGCGGTGGATCTGCAGGCCCCGGGGGAACGCCAGGGATCATACCTGGAGATATTCCAGCGTTTGCCACCGGCGGGATGCCGAGCAGTGGCTTCGCGCTGGTTGGCGAGAGGGGACCGGAGCTAGTCCAGTTCCGCGGCGGAGAGCGCGTGTACTCCCACGGCGAAAGCCGCGCGATGCTGGGTGACCGCACGATCAACCAACAGATCAATGTGACGGTCCCCAACACGTCTAGCCGACCGTCGGTGCAACAGATGACCCGGCGCGCTCTCGAGCAGCTTCGTACCGGCGCACGGAGGCTCTGATGGCCACCGACTTCATTGAAGAGCGGTTCCCCCCCCTGATCTCGAGAGGCGCGGTAGGTGGACTGCGTTGGCCGTTGAATCGCATCCGCCTACAGAGTGGATTCGTACACCGCTATCCCAAGGCCGATCAGCCCGAGGGTAGTTGGGAAGTAAGCCATGTCGCTCGGCGGCATAACGCGTTCGAGGTAGTGCGCAACTTCTGGATGATCACGAACGGCGGCGCCAAGGGGTTTCGGTTCAAGGATTGGACCGACTTCAAGGTGACAGCCGCCACCTGCGCGCTTGTCGCCATCGACTCGACGCACAGTCAGTTGGCGAGGCGCTACGGATTCGGCGCGGAGACGTTCGACCGCACGCTTCAGAAGATCGTCGCCAACACGTTCGTCCCGACTGGCGGCAGTGGGCTGACGTTGGACTACAACACGGGGATCCTGACGCACGGCTCTGGTAGCGCGCCGTCTGCGTTCCGCTGCGAGTTCGACTGCCCCTGCATCTTCGGCACCGACGAGATGCGCGGCGAGCTGATCGACCGGGACCATGGTGAAGATGAGACCTTCATCCAGGGCTGGTCGAACATCCCCATAGAGCTGATCAGGGTATGACGTGCTGACGATCAGTTCCGATCATCAATCGGCGCTCGACAGCGGCCGGACCCCGTATTGGTGGCTCATGAGGGTGTGGCTGACCGATGGTACTGACCTCGCGCTTTGCGGGGGAAATCGGAACCTAACCGTCGGAGCGATTGAGTACGTGGCGGGCGCGGCGCCGGATGCTTCAGACATTGAGTTCATGGCAACGATCGAGGTGTCGAATCTTGACATCGAAGGCCCGCTGGCGAGCACATCCATCACTGCTGCGGAACTGCGTATCGGTAGGTGGGACAACGCGAAGATTCTGCTGTCCCTTGCGAATCCTGAGCATCCTGAGTATGGAGCCATCCCGATTCAGAAGGGCTGGCTGGGCAAAGTATGGGAGGACGACACAAAGTTCCGCGCAGAGTTTCGCTCGCTGAAGTCCGCGTTCAAAGCAGTGATCGTCGAGAACGTGATCAGCACGTGCCTAGCTACTCTGGGTGACGCGCGTTGCAAGGTGGTATTTGATGGGTCGCCCACGCTTGTAGTTACAGGCACGGTCGATGAGATCGATACCGACAACGTCACGATTCACGACGAGACGCGGACGGAACCGCCGCACCCAAGCGGGACCTCCTACTTCATCGGCGGCAAGCTGACGTGGCTCACGGGCGCCAACGCCGGCCTGTCGATGGAGATCCGCGAGGCGACCGAGGGCGTCATTCAGCTTGGCCTGGCCATGCCCTATGAGGTCCTGGCGGGCGACACCTACCAGCTCACGCCGGGGTGCTCGAAGTTGGTCGGGGACTGCAAGGCGACGTTCGACAACATCGTCAACTTCCGCGGGTTCCCGCACCTCGGAGGTAACAACCTTCTCGTGCAGCAGGGGCGGAAGTGAGTCTCGGCACCGTTCTCGGTGTTGCCGGCGCTGCCCTGGGTGGGTACTTCGGTGCGCGGGTGCTGACGCGCGCCGAGGTCATTGCCGACGCGCATGCGTGGTACGGCGGCTACCCCGGCGGCCCTGGCCCCTTCACGCCGTACGTCCACCAGCAGCGCAAGCAGCACGTCGGGACCGACTGCATTGGCATCGTGGGCGGCATCGCGCGCGACCGCGGACACGCCGACGGCATCGCGTGGGAGCGCGATCCCGAGGCCCACACGTACGGCAAGACGCCGGAGCCGCGCAAGCTCGTGGCCTTGGCTGACAAGTACCTCGAGCGGATTCGCGTCTCCGAGATTCAGCCGGCCGACGTGGTGATGATCCTCGTTGAGAAGGACCCGCAGCACTTCGCCATCGTGGTCGAGGTGGAGCCGCAGCCGTACATCATCCACGCGTCGAACATGACGGGCTTCGTTATCAAGACGCGGCTCGACGAGCACTGGCGCAAGCGGGTGCTGCGCGCCTATCGCTACCGGGGCATTCAGTGAGCCTCGGCACCGTCCTCGGCTTTGCCGGCGCCGTCATCGGCAACGCGATCCTGCCTGGCATTGGCGGCACGATCGGGATGATGGCCGGCACGCTGCTCGGCAACCTCCTGGACCCGCCGAAGTACGAGGCCGTCAAGCCGCAGATGCAGGGCGTGCAAACCGCCCAATACGGATCGCCGATCCCAATCCTGTTCGGCACGGACTGCTTCACGGGCACGGTCATCTGGCAGAAGTACCCCTTCACCGAGCACGGCGAGAAGTCCGGCGGCAAGAACACGTCCCCGTCGGTCTCGTCGAAGACGTACAGCACCTCGTTCGCGGTCCTTCTCTGCGTAGGCGAGATCGACCACATCGTCAAGATCTACGCCGACGGTCGGTTGTGGTGGCCGAACGAGGATGGTGAAACTCCGTTCACCGTCTACAACGGCGACGAGGAGCAGCTCCCCGATCCGACGATGGAGGCCGAGCTCGGCGCGGGCAACGTGCCCGGCTATCGGGGCTGGGCGTACGTCGTGTTCACGGAGTTGATGCTCAAGGACTTCGGCGAGCGCATCCCGCAGTTGAAGTTCGTGGTGGCGATGAAGGGGACAACGAACGGCCCCGTGTCCCAAGTCTCGTACAACGAGGACAGCGAGTGGCCCGTCGGCGTCAAGATCGACTCATGGACCACCGACTGGTCTGCGTCCCAGACGCTGCCCGATCCGACGACGTCCATCACCGAGGACTACTACTACATCGAAGTCTCGCCCTACGCGCACCGTAATACCTCGGTGGGAACGTACGTCTATGCCGACGGCTCGACGGTGAAGCTGTGGCAGGACTGGACGCCACCGGACGCCATGCTCGCCATTGGCGCGGTCGGTCCGGTGAAGGGCTTGGGCGCGGCCATCACGCCGTTGGCGGCGGCGGACTTCCTCGCGGATGCTGGTGTCGAGCATGGCCGTTATTGCCACGCCTGCGCGCTCTCCGCTGACGGCCGGATACTCATCGCGCTCACGTCGGACAGCAACGACTACCTGGACCCGTGTCAGCAGTGGCACCGCATCATCGACGGTGTCGTAGAGGCAGAGGGGACCATCGACCTTCTGGGCGGAGGTGAGCTTCTCGAACGCCTCTCGTTCGGCGTGTGCAACCGGGCGGGCATCGGGGCGGCGTCCGCCGGTCCGTTGATGGTCGGCTCGACCGTTGAGAACAACGGCAAGTGGATCTGGACGGTGAATCTCGGGACGTGGGGCGTTCACGCGCCAGACTTCCCCTCGCCGCCCAACCCCTTGACGATGCGCCTGCTCGAGATAGGCGACGACAACGTCCTGCGGCAATACATCGTCGATCCGGAGTGGCAGAGCTACGGCGGGCCGCAGCTTACGACCGGCAGTACCTGCCTCATGTCCACGGAGGACGGGTACTGCGGCGTGATCATGGCCGATCACCCGGGGAACGAGGTCACGAACTCGACCGCGCTGTACACGCGCATCGGCGGTGTGGCTGTGACGAGCCTAGCGGACGTGATCAACCGCATCACCGCGGACACGCCGCTCGACCCGTCCGAGTCCAATACGTCGCTGTGCGAGCCGATCCTCATCGAAGGCGGCCGGGTGACCGGGCAGATGGAAGCGGGGAATGCGCTCCAGCCCTGGCGGCAGGCGTACTTCGTAGACGCGACCGACGGGGCCGTGGTGCGGTGGGTGCCGCGCGGCCGGGATGTGGTGGGCACCTTCCCGCTGGCGGACCTCGCGGCGCGGCCGGATGGCGATGCCCCGGCGGCCATCATCGAGCGCGATCGCAAGACGCCGATCGAGCTCGCGCGGCGCGTGACGGTGACGTTCACGGATCCGACCTTCGACTATCAGGAGGGCGCGGTCGCCTCCGACGAGCGCCAGGTCGGAGAGGCGAAGTCCGATACCACGGTGAATCTTGCCATCGTGCTACCGCCCACGAAGGCGAAGCAGGTTGCAAAGACCCTCCTGTGGCAGGACCACCAAGGGCAGGTCGGACGTACTTGGTACACCTCGTTCAAGTACCTCCGCTTCGAGCCGACCGACGTGGTCTCGCACCCGGACGGCAAGGACGTGCGCATCGACAACAAGCGCATCCTGGCCAACAACATCATCGAGTTTTCCGGGGTCGAGACCGGTGGCCGTACGTACGTCGATTCCGAATCGGAGGTGTCCGAGGGATCGGTCCTACCGCCGCAGACCCCGCCCGCGGGGAAGGCGGACGCGAAGCTGGTCCTGCTCGACATTCCCTTGCGCAGCGACGGGGACAGCGACTACGCGATCAAGGCGGCGGTCGGGCCGTCGGTCCCCGGGAAGAAGTTCACCGGCGCCACCATCCTGATGTCGGTGGACGCCGGCGCGACCTGGAGCGAGGTGGCGGCGATCTCGGATGCGTCGACCATGGGCGCCACCACGACCGTGCTGGCTGCGTGGGCTGATGGCTACCGTATCGACTATGTGAGCCGCGTTCGCGTCGAGCTCGACGACCCCGAGGATGTGCTGGTGTCGGTCTCCGAGGACGGGCTCTACAACGGCGCGAACCTGTGCCTGATCGGCGCGGAGGTTTTGCAGTTCATGACCGCCGACCTGATCGAGGCCGGCGTGTACGAGCTCTCAGGGCTCATGCGCGGGCGCAAGGGCACCGAGCAAGCGACCGGGCACGGCGAGGGCGAGCAGTTCGTCATGCTCGACACCTGCATCGAGATTCCCCTGACGTCGGCGGATCTGGGCGTGGAGCGGCAGTACAAGGCCGTGGCCACCGGCAAGACCGTCGCCAGTGCGACGACCGTCAGTTTCACGAACTCTGGCGTGGCCATGCGCTGCTACGCGCCAGGCCCCGTGACGGGGGGCGCGGACGGCGATGGTGACGTCCAGGTCGATGCCATCCGCCGCACGCGCCGCGGCGGGGAGTGGCAGCCGTTCGTCGATGTCCCCTTGGGAGAGACCACCGAGAAGTACGCGTGGGAGATCTGGAACAGCGCGTACACCGAGTGCGCGCGCACCGCCGAGACGACGACGCCGACCCTGGCCTATACCAGCGCGCAACAGACGAGCGACTTCGGGGCAGAGCAGGAGTGGGTCTACGGTCGTGTGGCGCAGGTCGGAACGATCGGCGCGGGCATGTTCCAGCGCTTCAGGGTCCGGGGCGCGGGCTCGACCGAGGATGACCCTGTAACGCCGGTGCCGCCGTACATCACCTGGCCCACGCAGCCGACCCCCCCGACCCCGAGCGGGCCCACGCCGAGCGTCGACTACACGATCACCGAGGACAGCAACAACCTCCGCACGACGAACTTCGAGATCGGCCAACGGCTCGTCTTCAAGTTCACGACCCCGGCCTCGCCTGCGATCACCAGCGGCTACATCGGCATCGCCGAGTACCAGGATCCGACCTACTTCCGCAGCGCGAAGCTCTCAACCGATGCCAAGGGCCTGAGCGTCGTGGCTGAGGCCGGCGGGACGGCGGTCTACCTGGGGTTCGGCGCACTGGCCGCGGCCACCGACTACTACATCACGCTCGAGACGGCTTACGGGTTCGGCAACCCGAGCGGCGCGATCGGCGCGCCGTGCGACGTGATCGTCTACATCAGCGGAGTCTGGACATGACAGCGTCAATCGATCTCGTAAACGAGGCTTCCGCGCAGAAGGCGGGGCAGGTCAACAAGCTCTTCGCGGCGGCGTGGCCGTCGATGGTCCTGGGCATGCGCAGCGCCACGGGGCTGACTCTCAACCTCTTCGGTGGCAAGTGGATGGTTGGCGGAGACACGCCGACCGAGATCGACGACGTCGCGCTGCTTCTGGACGACGCGTCGACCTGCTACGTCTACATCGACGGCAGCGGGGTCGTGGACTTCGACACGTCCCCTCCGAGCGGCTGGCCGGGGCCTGTGACCGGCAAGACCGCGCTCTGGGAGGTGGTGACCTCCGGCGGGGCCATCACCGGCACGCCGATCGACTGGCGCTGCATGGGCGGCGGAACCGGCGGCGGTGGTGGGGGTTCGTCCGGCATCGCCATCAATGCCCAGACCGGCACCTCGTACACGGTCCAGACGAGCGACTCCGACAAGCTCATCACGTTCTCCAACGCCGGCGCGATCGCGGTGACGCTGCCGCAAGCGACCAGCTCGTTCGCCGCCCCATTCGCCTTCGAGGCGAAGAACATCGGGGTCGGTGCGGTGACCATCACTCCGACGACCTCGACGATCGAGGGTGCGACCACGCTGGTCCTGACGACGGGGCAGGCGGCACAGATCGTCTCCGACGGGACGAATTGGCGCGTGGGCCTGCGCTCAACGCGCGTCGGCGTGAACGCGCAGACCGGGACGTCCTACACGTACCTGTCCGGCGACAACGACCTGTTGGTGACGCACACGAACTCTTCCGCCATCGCGGGCACGCTCCCGCAGGCGACGGGCGCGTTCGGCAATGGCTGGCAGGTCTGGGTGCAGAACCGCGGGGCGGGCCGGCTGACGATCACGCCTACGACGTCGACCATTGACGGCGCGGCGACGCTGGTGCTCACGCAGAACCAGGGCGCGCTGATCCGCAGCGACGGCACGAACTACTACACGGCGCGCAACACGGTGGTCCCGAAGGTCGTGCAGGTCATGGTGACTGACCAATCCACGACCATCACGACCGGCACGGCGAAGATGACGTGGCGCATGCCGTTCGCGATGATCGTGACGGAGACCCGCGCCTTCCTGAAGACGGTCAGCAGCTCGGGCAATCCGGCGATCGACATCAACGAGGCCGGCGCGTCCATCTTCTCGACGACGCTGACGATCGACGCCAGCGAGAAGACCTCAGTCACCGCGGCCACGCCCGCGGTCATCTCGGACGCCTCCCTTGCCGACGACGCGGAGATGACCGCGGACATCGACACGGCCGGGACTGGCGCGGTGGGCCTCGGGCTCTCGCTCATCGGGTTCTGATCATGGTGATCCGGCCCGACCAGTTGAACACGCGAGACCTGGCGCGGTACAGCGGGCGCGCGCTCGGGCCGAAGTACCAACGCGGCTTCATTCTCGACTCTTCGAAGGCGAACATCGGCGGCGGGATACCCGACCCCCACTTCGCCAACACGGTCCTGCTTTGCCACGCCGACGGCAGCAACGGCTCGACCACGTTCACGAATGTGGTTCAGGCCCTTGGGCGCGGCAACACGATCACTGCCGCGGGCACGGCCGCGGTCAGCACTACGGCTCCGCTCTTCGGCACGGGAGCGATGAATGCGGGCACGGGGGGCGGTTCGAGTGCCGCGAGCGCGGACTACGCCCTCTCGAACACGCTGACCGTGGAGATCGCGTGTCGCACGTCGACGCCTTCCGCGACGATGGTCCTGCTCGACACGCGCATCAACGGCGACCCGAATAAGGGATGGGTCATCAACACCGCCGGCGGGGCGTTCGTTGTCTACATCGCCGAAGGTGGCTTGTTCACCGCGATAATGACCGCGGGCACGGTTGCCACGAACACGTACCAGCGCATTGCGTGGTCGCAGAACGCGGGCAGCCACAAGCTCTTCGTTGATGGCACGCAGGTCGCCACCTACGCGCCGACCCTGACGTTCACGGCCTCGGTGCCGGTTCGCATTGGCTACTCCTACCTCGGCACGGTGCCGTGGGTGGGCTACCTCGACGAAGTGCGGATTACCAAAGGCGTGTGTCGCTACACCGGGGCTTACACGCCAGATGTGGCTGCCTTCCCGGATGCTTAACGACGCGATGCCGCGCGAGACCCATGACCGACACCACCTACAACGGACCGGAGCGCCGCATGGCAGACGACGAACCGAAGCAACGAAGCCTGTGGAGGGAGATCGTCGGCACGATGATCGGCAGCATCCCGCTCGCCTTGACCGTGCTCGCATGGGGCGTTTCCATCGAGACGCGTTTCACACGACACGACGGAAAGATCGAGGTGCTGGAGAAGGCGAATGATGCGCAGGACATCCGCGTAAAGGACATGGAGACTGCGATCACGCGGAAGCTTGAGCGCATGGACGGCAAGCTCGACCGAATCATTGAGAAGCAGATTCCGCCGCCGGTCGCGGTTGGGCCGGGTGTATGGCGCGAGCGGCAGCGGCCCGCCAATCCTACGCGGCCGGGTGACTGGCGAGACGGGCGCGAGGTCAACCGGTGAAGTACGACTACGACACCGAGGACGAGGCGCGTGGTGATGGGTGGAAGTTCACAGCGCTGGTGGCGGGGTGCTGTCTTGCGGGGATTGTGCTGGTGATGGTGGGGGCGGCTGTCGTGAGGCACATGCTGTGATTCTCACCCGCGAGCAAGTCCAGCGCCTCACCGGCGACGCCGACCGGTGGACGGACGCGCTCAACAACGCCATCCAGCGGTGGAACATCAGCACGGCCGACCGGCTGGCGATGTTCCTGGCTCAGTGCGCGCACGAGAGCGGTGGCTTCAAGCTTCTTGTCGAGAACCTCCGCTACTCGAAAGAGGCGCTCGTCAAGACGTGGCCGACGCGGTTCACCGCCGAGGACGCCGCAAGGATGGAGTACGACGAGCGCGCCATTGCCGAGCGCGCCTACGGTGGCCGCATGGGCAACGCCATGGAGGGCCTTGGCGACGGCTACCGCTTCCGGGGGCGAGGAATCATCCAGCTCACCGGGCGCGACAACTACACCCGCTGCGGCCAGGCCATCGGCCTCGACCTCGCGGCCCACCCGGAGATGCTCGAGCAGCCGCTGTGGGCGGCCGTCTCCGCGGGCTGGTTCTGGGCGACCAACGGCTGCAACGAGCTCGCCGACAAGGGCGACTACCTCGCCGTCACGAAGCGCATCAACGGCGGCACCAACGGGCTGCAGGACCGCGAGACGTGGCTCGCCACGGTGCGGACGGTTCTCGGTCCCACCCGTCCCGGCGGCGCGCCGACCCCCACCCCGCAACAGCCGGCGGTCGCCGGTCAACCGCTTCAACCGAAGGAGAATCGTATGGGCGGACTCGCCGCGGCCGGGCTGATCGGCCAATTGCTGCAAACGGTGCTTCAGGCCGCGTCGCCGGTCCTGCAAGCGAAGGTCGAGAAGGCGGCGGCCAAGGTCACTGACGAGGCCGGCGCGAAGATGTTCGCGGAGGGGCTGATGGGCGTGGCGTCGCAGATGGGGCTTGGAACGCCCATCCAGGCCGCGGCCGCGCTCACAGCGGGCACTCCGGAGGCGCAGGTCAAGCTCGCGCAGTTCGAGCAGGCCGCGAGCGTGAAGCTCGACGAGATGGCGCCGTTCTTCGACCAGATCGCGAAACTGGAGCAGGCGGCGTGGGCGGCGACGGAGGACTCGAAGGACCGCGCGGCCGTGCGCAACGATAATCCGAACGGCTGGAAGGCGCGCTTCGAGCAGTTGAAGCACACGCAGCAGACGAGCTCGGCGGCGCTCATCGGCGTCATCGGGCTGGCGATCATCGTGGCGCTGATCAAGCAGGACATGCCGGGCGAGGGAATCATGGTCCTCGTGACGGCGCTGGTGATGGCCAACGTCAACACGCTGCGCGACATCGCGGGCTACCTGTGGGGCGGGGTGTTCAAGAGCGGCGCCGCGGCCGAGGCCGAGGAAGAGGTGCGCGCGCGCCGCAACCAAGGAGCGAAGCAATGAAACTGACCATCACCCTATCTCCCATCGAGGAAGCGAACCTCCGCGCGTGGGTGCAGTGGTACCAGCAGCACCCGGAGGCGGTGGGCAAGCCCTCGGGCGCGTGGAACGGCGGCAAGCCGGATTACCAGACCCGCGTGGTGCTCGAGGAGCAGACCCGGGAGCGCTACGACGAGATCGCGGCGCAGTTCGCTGGCGGCGGCTCGCCGCAGCCGGTGCCGCCAGTGGGCGAGATCCCTTGGCCGGCGGGTTTCCAACTTGCGCCAGAACCTCTCGTCCCGGGCGACGTTGGCGTGCGCCAGTTGACCTTCCGCCCGGGCGTGGTGGAGTGGTACGTCGCGCCGCGTGCGGGCCGTGCGGGCTGCTCGGAGACTGGCGGTGGTGCGGCGGAAGTGTGGTGCGGCATCAGCGACCAGAAGGGCGTCTTGCGCCCGGAGCCGCTGACCAAGCGCGGTGCCGGCGGCGTCGACTACACCGCCGTGCCGGAAGGCTGGGTCGTGATGATGTTCTGCCCGCACATCACCGAGAACCGGCCCGGGCGGTACGACCTCGCGTTGCCGTGACCATCGACACCTCCCGCCAGCGCGTCGACGGCGTATCGCTGGACCTGTTCCTCTACGACTTCTCCGAGCAGAGGGTGGTGACGATCCGGCCGACGCTGGAGCAGCAGCAGGACCCGCGGTTCATCGCCTTCCGGGAGTGGTTCCGCGAGGTGAATCAGGCGGCGATACGCGCGGAGATTCTCGCCAAGGGGCCGGGGAACGTGACGTTCTTTTGAGGTTGCGACGCGCTATCCGATTCGAACGGATGATGACCGTAGCTTTCCATCGGCCAGACATACGCACTTTTGCGGCTATTGTCTCCGCGCGTTGGCTTCGTCCTGACCGCCGGGAACGTGCCCCGACGGCATCTCGCCCAAACGCATCGCAAGCGGTAGTGTAGCGCTTCGCTTATGCGACGCGCTGCTTTAGGATCGCAAGGGCGGCCGGGTTCCCGATGATCCGTTCATGGCCGAAGCCAGCTTCGGCGCCGATGAACAGCACGTAGTTCTCCTCCCCGAAGAAATCTCGGAGCCACGCATTCATCGAGCCCTCGAACCCCGGCGAGCAGAGACCCGGCCGGAGCTGCACACGCGGTCGCTTCGCCGGAATGTGCGGGCTCGAGTAGACGCGGATGCCCATGAGGTCGAGCGCGGCGCTCATACGCAGGTCGTCGTTCATCTTCATCTCTTTGCCTCCCTCGCCTTCTGCATCGCATCCTCGTCCGGGAACGGTTCGTCAGGCGGCACGAGGCGCCCGACGTACTTCGCGAACGGCACGAAGGCGACTTCGCCGATGCTACCCTCGCAATGTTGCAGTACCACCACACTCCGAAATGCGGGGTCAAATCGCCGCGTTCGCAGCCTCGCTCGCCTCATCGTCTTTTCTCCGTGGCTCGCTTCATCGCATCCTGCATCTTCCTCGGCACCTTGTCGCGCAAGGCGAGCCGCTCGGCTGCTACTCGGCGTCGAACTTGCCGCTCTTGAGGTCAGATAGAAATTGCCTCGCGTTGGTGAGGTAGCGTGTCAGCCGTTCGCTTGGACCAAGTGCAGCCACCTCCTCAAGATCGCCGGCGTCTTGGAAGTCGCTCACGGCGTGGTGTAACTCCTCCTCACTGACGCCGAGCATCCTAGCCATAGCCCTTACGGTTGTTGTCGCCGATGCAGCGGCAACGGCGCTTACGAATTCGTCGAGTAGCGAACTCTCTACGTAAGGACCGTCGGTTATGACGCTAAGCCCACCAGTAACGCCCCACAACCCTCTGGCTTTTTCGCTAACATCCAACCAATCTTCGGAGCCGTCGCACATTCTTGTCTCAAAGGCGGACAGTGCGTCAACGTCGTTCTCAACTTCGTTGGCGGTGCCGAGCCTATCGAAGAAGGCGTCGGGCAGGTTTTCCCAAGGCTTATCTACGTTCATCGTCTTTGCCTCGCCTTCGTGATGGCTTCCTGCATCTTGCGCGGCAGCCGGTCGAAGTTGTCGCTCTCCGGCAGAACCACGGCCTCGCGTGCCTCGTTCTCCACCCGGTTGCGCTCAATCCCTTCCTCTACCGCATCCACGTCTCCTGCCTCACGCACGAAAGCGAAGCCGTTGGGGCCGCGCTGGATGAGGCCGAGGTCCAAGAGGCGGGGAAACGCTCCGTAACGCACCGGCGCCGCCCCTCCCGCTGCGTGGGCGTCGTAGAGGTCCGTCAGCGCTCGGCGCTCGGGGAGGGTGAAGCGGAAGGTCATGCTTTGGCCACGCACAGCGCGAGCGCTCGTTGCGATCCATTGACGGTGCCGTTCGCCAAGAACGCCTTCGCCGCGGCCTCGCATGCTGCCTTGTTGCTGAACTCGGCCGAGGAAAGCGCCGAAACGCCGTAGGACAGGTAACCGAACAACAGGATGTAGATGGCGCGTTCTTGCGTGGAGGGCTCTGGCCGGGTGGGCGTGGGCGGTAATTCGAAAACCCGCGAGAACTCGATCCAGTAGTTGCAGCCGTGGCAGATCGTATAGAACTGCTGCACGTCGTCGATCTCCAGCATGTCCATGTTGCAGTCGCGGTCCTTGGACTGAAAGCCACGCAACGGCCGCGCACACTGCGGGCATGCCATGGCGAAGTTCACGTTGTCGAACAGTCCCATCTACGCCTCCTTGGCTGCGGGCGGGGTGGCGAGGGCGGCCTTCAGACGCTCGATCTGCCGCAACAGGCCCGTCACTACTGCGCGCACCTCCTTGGCGGACCAGCAACCGTCCGGCGCCCCTCCGGGCAGCGCGCGAATCTCCGGGATGCCGTCGAGCGAATGATGGAAGTGCCCCGCCCAGTCGTAGCTGCGGATGAGCCGCCGCCGCATGTCGTCCGGGTCCATGCTCGCTACTTGCAAGACCCAGTCCTGCGTGACGTGCGGGCACCGCCGCGCGATCTCCTGCAACTCAGCGACGGTTCGCAGGTACCGCGCCTCATCGTTACCGGGCATCAGGGGGCTCCTTGGGGGTCGTCGGTTGCAGGTTGCGCAGGCGCACCGGCCTCAGATTGGCAACGGCGGCTTCCTCCGCCGCGATCTGCTCCGGTGTCGCGGGCAGCCAGAACGCGGGCAGCACCATCGAACCGGCGATGCCGTACACGCAGCAGCCGCGCTTGCATGTCTTGACCACCTGCGGGGCGTCGCCGAACCGATACTTGGCCTGCACCCATGCGTCGCGCGGCGGCGGTTCCTCGCGCCAAATCGTCCATGCCGTCATGGCTCAGGGCTCTCCTTGGGGGTGGCGCGCGACTCGTACCGGATGCGTGTCCAGATGTCAGCCAGTTGGGCCTCAATGCTGGTGGGTGCTCGCGTGCAGCTCGGCAGCAGGTGCCAGACCGTGCAATCGCCTAGGTACTGCTCGCGTTGCGTGCGGAACAGCCAATCGCGCCGGTCGACGGTAATGATCATGTCGCCGTCGCTCGCGTTCTCGTGCGAAACGTATCTCATCCCTCTCTCCTCTCGCGTCCGCGCGTCATGGCGCGGGGCTCGGAAATGCCGCTTCGTATTCGCGGAGGGCGGCAATCGCGCTGTCGATGGCGTTCTCCGGCCCAAGATGCGACCAGCCGCGATACTCGCCGGAGTCGTCCACGCCATAGATGCCATGCAGACCCCACCCGGGTCCGATGGAGCCGTCCGGCTGGCGCACGCGGTCATGCTTGCGCAGTACGCCGCGATCAATGAGCATCGCCAGTAGGAAGCGGTAACGCTCGCTCTCCGTGCAAACAGGTGGCAGGCCGCTCATGGGGCGGCGCTCACGGTCACGTCTGACTCGACCTCGTTGCCCCACGCGTGCCAACGCGCGCGACGACGACGCGCGAACATTTCGAGATACGGGCCGGGGCTTACGTGCTCGACGACGGAATAGAACTCGTCCGGCTTGGCGGAGTGTCGCGGCTTGCCGCGCTCGTCGTAGGGTCGCTTCCAGTTAAACCATGTCCCGCCGATCTTGTTCGTGTGCGGGAGCTTCCCGCGCCGGCAGAACAAGCAGAACTCCGTGTTGATGCCGTAGGCGCCGCCCAGTCCACCGCCCATGAGCGCCTTGGCCCACACAAGCGTGGTGCTGTACTCGAAGCCCCACGCGCGCGCCACGTCGAAGGCATCGCGCAGATACCCGTTCGTCGTCCAAAGGTAGAGGTGCGCTGCGGGCGCGGCCGGCACCTGCAGCGCGGCGATCTCGGCAACTGTCATCGTTGGATACGGCAGCGGTCGGGATGCGCCGGTCGCATCGCCAAAGCCTTCGCGTCCGACCAACGGCCCTGCCGTCGTTTGCCAGGGCGGGTCTGCGACGATGGTTGCGTAGTCGCTCAACTGACACCCCGCATGGCGCGTGACGCTGCGCGGTCCTCGAACCAGTGGCGCGAGAAACCCGGACGGAATGGTCCGCGCCCCTCGTCATCCTGCACGCGATAGACAGATACGCTCACGTCGCCCCCATCTCGTCGGCGGTGAGGAAGGCGCTCATGGGGTGGCGCTCATGAGGTCAATGACCGGGACGCCAGTGACGAGCGCGGCACCAACCATGTGCGATGTCCCTTTGCCGCCGGGGAAAGCAATCACCAAGTCCGGCATGCCGTGGCGCAACATTTCCAGGTTCCGGATCGGCCCGGCACGCTTGCCGTGCTTCTGCCAGTCGGCGTGAAACTCGTCGGTATGTACGCGGCGATCCTTTGCCCACTCCCATGCCAGCATGTCAGCGCCGCGCGCCATGCCCGTGATGATCGCCTTGATGGCCGAGTTCTTGTCGTGGCTGTCGAGCACGGCGTAGAGCCAATCCTTGTCGCGGTCGCCGGGCTTGTATTCCGGCATCACCAGCAAGCAGGCGATCCGTAGGCTCATCCCTCTCTCCTCTCGCGTCCGCGCGTCATGGCGCGGGGGTGGCTACTTGTCCTCATTCGTCGGCGGCGTGCTGTATCGCTTGGTGTCATAGGCACGCGCCAGAGAGTCTTGCGTGTCGCTCTCGCGCGCCGTCAGCGGGATGCCGCTGAAAGCGAAGTGCACGGGGCCGCGCACGGCGCAGGCGACCTCAATAGCATCGCGACAGGCTTGGCTCAACCCGGCGCCGTCGGAGATCCGCACATGGACCTCGGAGACGCTTACGAAGCCGACCGGCAAGATGGGCGCCCGGCGCGGCGGCATGGGCGGAGCCTTCGGACAGTCGACGGTTGAGTGGTACGGCTGGGCGCCGCAGTGCGGGCAATAGACGGGCTGGACCACTACTACTCCTCCTCCTCATTGATGGGTGAGCGGACCGGCCTTGATACCGGCTTGGGGCGCGTGATTGCCATCGGCGCTCACGGCCGGGACTTGCCCGGAGCCATCCCCGACACGTGAGGCGGGTTGGCTTTGCCCCGCCGATGCCGCACGTCCTTCCGTGCTGCCGCTCGTTGAAAGTTTCACCAGCGCCGCGCGCGTCTGCGGCCATCTAGGCGATTCGAAATAGTGTCGCGCGTCGATGCTCACGTTGCCTCGCCGGTGAACGCGGACGTACTTCGACAGGCGAACGGTGCCGTCCAGCCAGTCCGCTACTCGGTCGAGCATCTCGGCGACCGTCAGCATCGGATTAGTACCAATCCGTGGCCCAATGAGCCCACCGGAGCCACCCCAAGCCGACCGCGGTCACTCTGGGGGATGCGCGTAGCCTTAGAGCAGAGCGGGTTCAATCGCCTGCCCTCTCATGGCCTAGGCAACCAGTAGCCGGGTCAGGTTGCGAGTCCCCGCAACCATTCCCAGAGATTCGCCACCGACGGCCAGCAGCATCCGTTCCGACGAGTCCTCGAATTCCGCGAACATCGCCCCATCCTCCCGGGCGACGCGGACTTCCCCAAGTGCCGCGCGCAACGAGTCTCGCGCCCGGGCGACCGAATCCTGCCGCAGCGCTGCCGCCAGATCGGCCGCCAGTTCGCGCGCGCGGGCCTTGATGACCGCGTGGTGCACCGTCACCCCTCCCGATGCCTTGCGGGCGCGTCTGGCCTGTCCGAGTGCCGATTCCGACGCCCGCAGGCGTTCAGCCAGGGCGGGCGAGATGCCGACGGCTGCGATCGCATCCGTGAGCCGCGCGACCTCCGCCTCGAGCTCGCGCACGCCGACCTCCGTTGCCACGCCGCGGGCCTGTTCCTTTGCGATCGCAGCCGCCATCTCCACGGCCCGGCGCTCGATCGTGGCAAGCGTGGCCGGAGCCAGAAGCACGCTCTCGAGGTGGCCGAGCAGCGTGCGTTCCATGGCGTCCCGCCGTACGTAGACGCCCGGGCACACGGCCGCGCCGCGGTCCTTCCTGGCCGCGCATCCGTACATCGTGGTGTTCACCGCGATCATGGCGCCGCCGCAGAGCCCGCAGCGCAGGATCCCGCCAAGCAGACTGCTTGGAGCGTTGCCCCGGCCCTTGGTGCCACCGAGTCGTCGCGGTGACGCCATGCGGGCGCGCACCGCCTGCCAAGCCGAATTCTCGAGAATGCGCAGGGTCGGCCGATCGACGATTCGCCAATCCTCCCGCGGGCGCTCGAAGCGCTGCCGCTGGCCGGTGTCAGGGTCCTTGACCCAGTGCGAGCGGTTCCATACGTAGCGACCGACGTACAGCTCGTTGTTCAGGATGCCGGAGCCCTTCGCGGGGGAGCCGTAGAGCGCCGACACCGACCATGTGCGGCCGCGCGGTCCGGCCACCCGGCGAGCGTTCAGGTCGTGGGCGATCGCCTGGCAGGACTCCCCGGCGCCATAGCGCGCGAACACTTCCCGCACGATCGCAGCCTGTTCGGGGACGACCTCGAGCGCGTGGCCGATCGGCTCGCCGCGGTGGTCGTAGCCGACGACGGCCGACCGATACCCGAACGACAGCCCGCCCGCGTGGTACCCGCGCGCCACCTGGCCATCGAGCCCGCGGTGCGTGAGGTGCGCCATGTCGTCGCGGTACTTCTCATTCATCGCGCCGTGCACCATGCGCAGCAGCTTCCGGCTTCCGCCCGCGTTGCTGTCGTACCCATCTGCGCAGCCGATGATGCGCACGCCGCGATGCTCGAGGCGGCGAATCACCATCTCGCCATCTACCCCATCTCGAGACAGCCGGGAAAGCGACTCCACGAACAGCACCTCGAATCGGCCTGCCAGCAGCGCCTTGCCGCCGTCGCGGTCGGAGACGCGCACGCCGCCCGATACGGCGCTGTCCGAGAACACCTCGCCAATCTCGAGTTGCATGCGGGTCGCCTGCGCACGGCACACGCGCACCTGATCCTCGATCGAGGTGTCGGACTGCTTGTCCGTGCTGTAGCGCGCGTATGCCGCGGCGAGGGGCTTGCGATTGGTCACGGCTCAACTTCCTCCGGCTCGGGGGTCGGCAAGTGTTCGGGAGCCGGAGGGCGGGCGTCAAGCGAACGAGCGTCCAGCGCGGCCCGGGCAGCAAGCGCGGCGATCTGCTCCATGAGGGGGCTGAGGTTCACGAGTTCGCGATCTCCAGCAGCACGTCGGCGTGGCACGGCTCGCCCGGCTTGCACCAGCAGGCGAGGTTCTTGCCGCGAAGGTCGGCCTTGATCCATGCCCGCCGTTCGATGCCGCCCACGCGCGATTGCAGGCGCATGGTGTCGCGGTAGACGCGCTCGGCCAAGGCGTTCGGCATGTGCGCCACCCACGCGGGCGACCAGCCTGTGCCGAGAATCGCGTTGCGGTAGAGCCCGACCGCCTGCTCGCGCCCAAAGGTGGCGACGTCAAACGGATTCCCGAATCGAGTGGGCCGCGCCACGCTCACGGTATTGGCGGGCAACCGCCAACCCTTCGCGCGCGAAAGCTGCACCCGGATCGGCACCCCCATCTCGTCGGCGGTGAGGAAGGCGCTCATGGGGTGGCTACTCCGATCCGCTCTGAGCTTTGCCGCGAACCAGGCGCGGCACGCCGGGAGCCGGCGGCGACTCGATGACCTCCGGCACGAAGCCGGTCCCCCGGTCAGACCCACGCGCGCGCATGAAATCCACTTCGACCTTCGCCGTGTTGACGATGGTCTGCGCGATGTCGCTGACGGCCTTCGCCTTCTCAACGTCCATCTTCCCGGCCTTCAGGTCGTCGAGCGCGTCAAACAAGTGCTCACGCAGCGTTTCTATGTTTCGTGCCATCGCGGTTCCTCTTGTTGATCTGCCGATTGAGAGCGCCTACGAGCTGCGCGGCGAGCGCGACTTCCTTGGGGTAGTTGTGGATCGTGTTGGCCCGCATGAGGTCGGCGCGGGTCGCTAGGTAAAGGTTGTCGATCTGGCAGTCGTGCGGGTCACCGTTGCGAAACCGGACGGCCATGCCCTTGGGAATCGGGCCGCGCTCGCGCTCCCACGTCCAACGGGACAGCGGTTCCCAGCCGCGCAGGCCATCGCGCACCTTGATGTCGAGCACGCCGTCACTGCTGACGCGAAGCGCGCCGATCGCCTGCCTGTTGGGCGGGATCGTCCCGCGCGTGAAGCGCGTCTCGTGGCTGCGCCCGCCAGAGTCCCATGCCTTGCCCTTGTTCCACGGCACCAGCCCTTTGGCGAACCGCGTACCCATGCCTTTGACGCCATCCAGGCGGTGGGCGTCGGGGCTTGCGAGGTAGGCGGCGGTCTTGCGAAGGCCGCGCAGGCTCGCCATTGCGTAGACCGATTTCAAGGCGCGCCCAAGATCCTTGGCGATCGCGTCCGTGCGCTCGTGTGGGTAACGGGCGTCGAGTGCAGCATATTCGGCCGGCGACCAAAATTTACGCTTCATCGAAGTCTTAGGTGGCGTTACCACCACGACGAGGCCACCGTGGTGCGTGGAGTTCAACGGATGTCTCGCTTGAGTCTTGGAGACTCCGGCCGTGTGGACTGAGGTTTTCCGCTGTTCGGTAGATAGGGTCATGGTTTCTCCGTGTTCAGGCGGCGGCGAGCAGGGCGCCATACTGGTCGGCAAGCGCTTCGGCGATGCCCGAATAGGTCCGACTGCGTTCGCGGGCACGCTCCGGACTTGGCGCCATCCGGTGGACACGCGCCTCGCGCCCCTCAACCACGAGCGTTGGCCGCAGCTTGGGTAGCCCCTTGAGCCACAGGCACGTCGCCTTGGTCTCGGGATGGCCGAACTGCCACGGCTGGATTACCTGGTCCGGCTTGCGGAACAGGCTGCTGATGACCGATACCGGATGCTCGAAACAGACCTTGGGGATGTGGTCACAGGCCCGCCACGCGCGCAGCCACAGGGCATTGGAGGCGTAGTAGCGGCCGTCCATCTTCTTGGCCTCGAAGTGCCGTGCGCCGCTTACCGAGCTGTCCGTGCAGGGGATATGCACGATGGCGAGATCCCACGGGTAGTCGAGCACATCGAACAGGTCGCCTTGGTAGTGCGGACCGGGCCTCTCGGAGGGCTGGAGGTCGCAGGACAGGGCTTCGTGCCCGCGCGCCAAGAAGGCGTCACGGACGGTGCCGCTGAGCTCGCAGCCAATCAGCACCCTCACCGCTCCCCCTCAGCCGATTGAGCCGCGTCGATGGCGGCGTCTACTGGCGCGTCTTTGAGCGCCATCCACGAGGCATGCGCGGCAGGCCATTGCTCGGCCATCCGCCGGTCGATTTCGGCCTCCGTCATGAACGGGAAGCCCATGCGGTAGAACTCGTGGCGGACCTTCCCGTACAGCAGCAGCGCATCTTTTCTAAGCGCCGCGATGGTGTCAGCGGAGTAGAGGGGCGACTCAAGCAGCGCGGCGGCTTCTTCGCATGCCTGACGCGAGACGAGAACCATGACGCCATCCTCGTCGGCTTGTTCGTAGGCACGCAACGCCGCCACAAGCTCCGGAGGCCCCCTCTCCGCGTCCGCGCTCACGAGCGGTCTCCGCGCAGACCTCGCGGTGCTGGCGCGCCACACTTCCCAATCAAGGTCTGCCAGCACGCGCCACTTCTTGCTGTTGGGATCGGCCTCGTGCTTCTTGACCCACCACGCCTCGAAACTCTGGCGCTCGCTCATTTCGCTCCCTTGATCGCAACAGCGACCTCGCGCACTGCTCGCTCAACGCCATGAAGCGCGAGCGAGACGACGACTGCCAGAAAGAAGATCATCAGGCTCCGCATGCCACCCCCGCGCTCACGACCGGGCCTCTCCGAGTTCGGCACGTTGCCGAGCCCGCATGCGGACGCGCGCGGCTCTGGCGCAGATGCGACACTCGCGGCACTTCCCTTGACGGACCATGCGCGTGTTCTCCGGGGTGAATTCGTGGCCGTGGATGCAATGCGTCTTGCGGCTATTGATGGTCGTGGAGGGGCGCAGGACGGCCGGGGCGGTAAGCCGCATGTGTGCAGGATTGCAGCAATGGCTGGTGCCGCACGCGAGTTCGATCTGGCGACCGCCGAGGATCGGGTAGCACTCCAACTCGAACAGCATGCGGCGTACCTTGTCTAGCCGGTTCGCCTCCCAGACCGGGCCGTGTTGCGTCGGCAGGTCCCCGCGCCACCGCCAGCAACCGTTGGCGGCCTTGTCCATCTGGTCGTCCAGCTTGGCGTAACGCGCGCTGGTGCGGAGGCTCTTGCATTTGCGGCAGGTTCGCTCGCCCGTCTCCGGATGGGCATAGGTGTTGGCCTCGTCCAACGGATGCCCGCGATCGCAGTGCGTCTTGATGGCGTTGAGGGCGGGCGGACTGATGCCGCGAAGGGTGTTCTCCGCGCTCGTCACCGCCTCCAGGTGGTCTGGGTTGCAGCAACCCGGATTGCGGCACAGATGGTCAATGACCAATCCCGGTGGAATCGGCCCTTTGGCAGCCTCGTAGGTCACGCGGTGGACGCCGACGCCACCGCTGGTACGGCCGTAGCCCTTGGCGTGTGTGCCGAGCCACTTCCAGCAGCCATCGCTCTTGACGATGCGGCTGAGGATTTCCGGAGGTAGGTTCACGCCCCCTCCCTCGAGAGTTCGGCAAGGGCGGCGTCGATCTCTTCGAGCATGACAGCGCAGCAAGAGGTGGAAACTTGCTGCTCCCGCCACTTCCGCAGCGCCGCCACCACCTTAGACGGTTGCGCGGGCGGGGCCGTGGACGTGACGCCGCGCGAAATGGGAACCGTGCCACCAGCCCGAGTGAGCGCGGCAGGGTCGGCATCGGTGGCGCGCCACAACAGCGCATCCCCCGCTGGCGTCTGTGCGCTCACTGGGACGGCGAGGGCGCGTTTGCGGCAGAAGCACCATTCGCACTCTTCGCCGAAGCGGGTCGTGCCGCTGTTGTCGCAGGACGGGCACTTGGCGGCTTCCAAGAGGCGACGAATGTAATCGCCGTCACCCCTCTCGTCCGTGGGTGCGCGAACAGGGGCGCGGCGGCGTGCGTCGTGCCACGCTATCCATGCATATTGGGTGGCGCGGCTGACGTAGCAATCGCGGTCGCGGTGGTGCCGTTGGAGGGCGCCTACCTCGAATCCGCGCTCGTCCCACCACGTCTCGAACTCCTCCTGCAATTGCGTGTCGCTCAACCTCGCGGCTTCACTCATGGGCGCTCCCCGATAGCGGCGACTACGTACTCGGCTCCACGACACACGTGCGTCATCGCGGCGCGTTGCTCGTCGGTAATCGAGGAATGGCGCTCGCGGCGCATCAGAATCCCGAACGCATCAATGCGCTCTGGCGGCGGCCAACTCAATCCGAGCGCCGCACACGGTTGCCGCACCGTGCCGTGGTCGAAGCGCAGCACCACGAAGTCATCGTCGTATGTCATCACTTCTCCCCGATAGCGGTGTGCGAAGCAATGGCAGCATCCACGGCCGCGTCAAGGTCGTTCAGCGCGCCACGCTCCATCAGCCACGTTGTGTCGAACACGTCGCGCGGGGACAGCAGCCCGTCACGAACGAACCGATACCTCTCCGCATCTCTCGCCCCTGCTTCGGCGGCGGCGATGAGCGTGCGAAGGTCGGCCGCCAACTCGCGGTCGCTGTCTGTGCCGGCGCTACTCATGCGGGCAAGCACCGCCAACGTCTTGCGTACACGTTCCACCGCCGCCTGCAGCTCGGCTCGCTCTACTGCGGTCATGGGGCCTCCGGAAGTCGCATCCAGTGCGTAGGTTCGGCGTCGAACGTGTCCATGCCATCGTTCGCGCGCTGCCACTCGATGCCGTTGGGGCCGAAGAGCATGTGGCCGATGTCAAACGGAACGTGCTCGCCCCAGTACAGCAGAACATCTTCGTCCTCGGGCGGCATCTGCGACTCGACGCTGACCCAGTCGCTCATGCGGCGGCCTGCTTCTTCTTCAAGCGCGCGATCTGCTCTTCAAGGCGCTCGATCTTCATCGTCAGCGGGTCTTGCTCGTCGTTCAGACGGATGATGTGCCGGTGCTGTTCCTCGATCTTCGCCTCAAGCTTCTCCACGTCGGCAAGCCATTTCCGGCGAGTGGCGTCGAGCGCGAGCCAGATCCGCTCCCTATCTTCGCGGAGCCAACGCTCCATGTGAGTCTCTTTGACCTCTTCGCTCATCCCCATCTCCTATTGAACAGACGGCAATACCGAGCGGCACAGATGTTCCAGCACCGTCACGCGGTAGCCGAGTTGTCGCGCCGCCTCCGCCGTGGCTTCTACGCAGAAGTCGCGCGCGAGCCCGCACACCTCTATCTCGGTCACGTGCCTCGACCGCAGATACCGGTGGAGATCGGGGTTGTCGAAGCCGGAGTATTCCTCGCGAGCGGCGTCGCGGCCCTTGTCGAAGCACGGCCAGCCGAGAAGTTGCGCCATCGCGTTAATGCCGGGTTGCAGCTCGAATCCGCGCGTTTCCTGAACGCAATGCGCTGGCCACGGACCGCCTTGCTCGGCAAAGCTCTTGTGGTCGGCCGGGTGCGCGTCGGCGGTGAAGGCGACCACCTCGCGGGCCTCTCCAGCCTCGCGCAGCCGATCCTGAATCGGCCCCACAATCTCTTGCGCGCCCTTGACCGCGAGCGACCCTGTGATGAAGTCGTTCTGCATGTCCACCACGATCAGCGCCTTCATGACGCAAGCGCCACAATCGGCACATGGACCTTGGCCTTGCCGCGACCGATGCTGGGCTTCGCGTGCTCCGGATGCTCGCGCATCCACTCCTGCACGAACCACAGTTGCCCGCAGCCGCCGCCAATCGTGTCCTGTCCCGCGGGATCGAACATGCGCGTGTCGTAGCCGCGCTCGACCAGCTTAGACGCGAAGTCAGAGGCGAGGTTGCGCTGGTGCTCGTTGGTGGACGGCAGCCATTCCTGCTGCTCGCAGATCACGCTGACGGTGGCGCACCAGTACCGAGGATCGAACAGCGCCAGGATGCGGTCGGCGTCTTCCGGCGACGAATTGCGGTCGTGCGCGCAGTAGTTGAAGAACGGCTTGCGGCCCGTCGCGGCACGCCAGCGCAGACCTTGCTCCGCGATCTCCTGCAGGTTCAGCTTCGCCTTGAACGGGATAAGGGCATCGCGGGCGGCGTCGGTCGATTCGTGGACCGAGAATTGCAGGCCAACCGTGGGCACCTCCACGCTCACCTCGATGACCGATTGGTAGTCGACGCGCGGGCCACTGGTGCTGATGAGCAGCGCAGCCTTCGGATACAGCCGGTGCAGCTCGCGGATGGCCGGACCAAGCGCTCTCATGGTGAGCATCGGCTCGCCCATGCTCATGAACATGATCTGCAGCCGCCCCATCGTGGCCGGATCGACTCCGGTATCGTCGACGCACCGCACCGCCTGCGCCACGATCTCGTCGGCCGCCAGACTGCGCACGAAGTAGTCGCCGCTGCCGCAGAACCGGCAACCGATCGGACACCCGGACTGCGTGGAGCAGCAAATCACCGTGCGCGTCTGGAAGTCGGGGTACTTGTACAACACCGACTCCACCACACAGCCCGGCTTCTCGAAGATGTACTTCGACACGTTCGACTTCTCGTCAGCAATCACCCGAACAGAATCCCAGGTCATGATCAACCCCCTCTATTGAACAGACGGCAACAACCCCACTACCCACCTCACCAAAAGCTACGAACAGAAGACCTCCTAACACCGCAGCAACGAAGAGCAAGAGTGGCTTCATAGGCGCAGCTCCCCGGCCGCGAGCTTCTCGGCCACGCGCACCATGGTCCGCGGGTACCACTCGCGGAACAGGTCGATGCAGCGGTTGCGGTCCTTCCGCCCCGCGTCGTAGGCGTGGTGGCAGTTTGCGCAGAGGTAATTGCCGAGCAGGTCGTGACTCTTGATGCTCGCGCCCTTGCCGTGCATCGACTCGTTGCTGTGCGCCCAGACGACCGTGCCGTCACAGGCCCCGCAGTTGACGCAGGACTCGCCGTTGGCGGACTGCCGGAGAGCCTCGGAGCGATGGTTCATGCCGCGTCCCTGTACTTGATCGCCGCCTGCACGCGAGACTCCGCGCCGATGCGCTGGAACAGGTCCGCCAGGTGCACCTTGACCGTCCCGACCGAGGCGCCCATGGCGCGCGCGATCTGCTTGTTCGTCATGCCGGTGGCGACCAGCGCCCACGCCTCGCGCTGGCGGCGGGTGATCGGCAGCGTGCGCGGGTCGCGCGGAGTGCGGGGGATGCGCGTGGTCATGCCGCGGCCGTCGTGAACTGCTCGAAGAGTGCGTCCACTTCGGCGAGGAAGGCCCGTGCCGCCGCTTCGATGTTGGCGATGGCCTCCTCGTCCCGCTCCAGGCGGCGGATGAACGTCTTGCCGCTCTCCGGGGAGTAGGCGCAGAAGTCCACCCACTGCCGGCCGGTGATGGCAAGCTGGGTATTGAGCTGCGGGAGATGGTCCTCGGGGATGACACCGCCGAGGGTCCAGGTAACGAACGTCGCGATCTGCGGTACCTTGAACTCGGCCAGCCCATCGGGGCCGACGAAGGCGTCTGGCGTGCCGCCGAAGAAGTCGATGCGCGGATGGATGATGAGGCGGGCGGGGCCGCAGAGGGTCCCGGTGGTGGCCTCGTATGCCTTCCGGGCGTTCGGCTCCTCGTCCAAGCCCCGTTGCATGGCCGGCGTGACGTAGTGGTCCACGGCGCGGCCGTAGGCGCGCTCCGCCACGAGCTCGATCTTGTACTTGCGGCGGGCCTCGGATTCCTTGCCGCTCTTGAGGTAGTCGAGGGCGTCTTTCATCCTGCTTGCCGTGAGCAGGCCCTGGCGCTCGACCGTCCAGCCGGGAGAGGATTGGAGCGTCATGCCGGCACCTTCGTCGGCGTGCCGTCGGCCTTCGCTGCCGCTTCCTTGAGCGAATCCAGGTGGTCTGCAAGCTCGACGCGCAGAGACCTGCCGGCGCTCTTCCACGCCTCTTCGAGTGGCTTGGTGCCTTCGAGGGCTTTGGCCCGCAGGCTTTCCAGCACCGTCACGGCATCGGCCGACAGCGGCGGCGGGTCGGGCGTGATTCGACCCTCTTCGTTCTCCCCCGTCTCGAGCATGAGCAGCTTGAGAACGGCGTACTTGGTGGCGTAGGAGATCGCCTTGCCGGGGGCCTTGTCGCCGTAGTCGTCGGCGTGCGCGTCGAGCCGGATGGTGATCTTGTCGGCCGGCTCGTCCATGTTGATGAAGTCCACCTCGAAGGTGCCTTCGTACCGCATGGCGGGATTGCCGCTCTTCGACTTGCGGCCGGTGTCGAGCATCACGCCGGAGACGACGCGAGGCGAGATGACGATGCCCGCCTCTACGAAATGCGGGCGCACCACGGCGGTGACCATGTCGTGGGTCACGGCCATGTAGTTCTCGACCTGCTTGTCCTTCCGGACGTAAGCCACGGCCTGCATGACCTTGTGAACGCGCTGGTAGATGTTCATGCCTTCCTCCAATTCGTCGGCCGCGTCGGTGAGGCGGCCGTGTTCGTGACTAGCCACGCAGCGCCGCCTCTCGGGCTTCTGCGGCGCGGTCTCGGTATAGCTGGCCCACCGACCTCGAAGCCGTGTTCGGGTGCCGTCCGTGGGCGATCTGCGTGCGCTTGTCGATGGCCTTGTAGAGCTTGCGCAAGGAGGCAGCGCACATCGCTTCGATGGTGGGCGAGAGGGTCACGCGGCGCCCGGTAGCGACCGCCACTTCGCCGGCGCGCGGTTGGTGTCGAGCAGCCAAATGGACCCGCTCGGACGTGACTGCATCCAGTGCACCGCCGCGAGCCACTTGCGCTGCATTTCGGCGCTGTCGGGGTATGCGATGGCGGCGCGGTCAAGCGTCACCGGGATGAGCGCGGGCGCCTTGGGGGCGACGGCGCGGAGCTTGCGGGTGGCGGTCATTTCTTCACCGCCGACAGGATTTCCTTGAGCGCCCAGTACTCGGGGTTAACCAGCGCGGTCACGGCGAAGTAGACGTTGGCGCCAGCGATAACGAAGGCGATGATTGCCGCCGCCCCGCAGAACAGCACCAAGCCGTCTTCACCTGAGTCGTTCTTGATCAACCAGCGCGCGGCCCATGCGGAGAGGATGGACACAACCAGGAAGAACACGGCCCAAAAGCAATCGGCCACGCCTGAAATGGCCGCTTGTTTTACAAGCACGCCCCACAGGTATTGCGTGGTGGTGCCGAGCTTCGCGGCAAGCGTTTCGAGGAACGGCGTCAGTTCATTCATGGAAAACTCCAAGGGCAGCAAGCGTCAGCGCCACCGCGCCAATCGCAACGATGGCCGGGAACACGATCTTGTGTCCGATGTCGCCCCACCAGGCGTAGGGGTCGCGGCGGGGCGTCATTTGGCGCGCTCCGAGAGCATGGCGTCGGCGAAGGCGTATGCGCCGCGCGCAACCTGCCTGTGGTTCTCGTACACGGTCGGCTTGCTGTTCAGCGATTCCTCGGTGGACAACTCCATCTTCCCGATAATTGCCGCCATCGCTTGCGCGGCGAAGTAGTCGCGCAGCGTCATGCCGCCCTCGGAGTAAACGCTGGTCAATGCGCCGCCGTGTCCCGCCCATTCGCTGTACTCGGACCGGACCTCGGGGAAGGCGCTTCCGCCGTTGTCTCGCTCGTTCATGCCGCCTCCGCTAGGTTCTGGCATCCCCGCGCCACGGCCAGCACATCAAGCGCGTGCTGCAGGCCCTGGGCGGGAATCCACGTTTCGCCAATGACGACGTGCCAGTCCGTGTGGTTGCCCATGCGCGTCTCGACGATGCAGTCGCCTACGTAGTCGGGGTCGCACTTGCGGAACGTCCCGGTACGCTCGTCGATGTTCGCGATGAGGTTGTCGATTACGCGGTGGGCGCGGTTCTCCGCGAGGCAGTGCGTGACGTCGAGGGCCTCGTAGTAGCGGCCGGGAGGGCGGCGGATCATGAGCGCCCCCAAAGCCCGGCGAGGTAGACAGTCAGGATGCCCATGCCGCTCCAGTAGACCTTGGCGAAGAACTCGCTCCAGTCATTGCGCACCCATGCGTAGAGCACGACGGCAGTCACGAGGGTGACCCATGCGAGGAACATCTGCGGGCCGCTCACGGCTGCAGCCTCCGATAGACCCACCAGCACAGCCCCATCGCCGCCAGCCAGCACAGCGCGAACAGGGGCATGCCGCGGTACATCCACACGAGGAAGTCCACGAACAGCAGCAGCTGCGCGAGGACGAAGGGGAGGGCGGTCACGTCAATCCACGCACGAGAATTCACGCGAGCACGACGACCGCCCCGCGCACTTCTCCGGATGCAGGCAGTGCCGCGCGTGAGGTACGCCGTGCCACTCGCCAACGATTTCGCGCACCATCTCGCGGGACTTCTCGGAGAGGTGGGCGAGTTGGCCGGTAGTGAGGAAGGCCGACAGCGCGCCGATGGCCTTCGCTCCGGCGACCGTCTGCCGGCGAATCACCGGGTCAATCGGAGGCGCTTCGAGGGTGGGGATGGTGGGCATGGCGGCGCTCACGAGTCGAATCCGAACACCATGCGGACTTCGCCGTGTTCGTCTTTGAGGCGACGAATCTCGCCGAGGAAGTAGTCGAACTGGCTCGCAGGTGCGAACCACTCGACGCGTACGTAGGTCGACGCTGGCGTCACCGCCTCCGGCGATTCCGCGATGACTACGTTCGGGCCGCTGGCACCTTGGCAGTACTCCCGCGGAGCCGATACGCCATCCCATGCATCGAACACGTCACGCGAGACCAGCCCGGAATAGGGCACGTTGCTCGGCAGCGGCGCGTCGAGGATCTCGTCGGCCGTCAAGCAGGAGAACGTGTGGTCGCCGAGGTCGTCGTTCTCGCGTGGGAAGCCTGCGGGCAGGCCGCGCGGCTGGCGGATAGGGGTGATGCCGAATCGGTTCCGCGCTCCTGCGAGCCAAGCAAACAACTCGTAGTCGCGGTCCCCTTCGTAGAAGCTGTGCACATCGACCCATGTGCCGCTGCGCCGTGCCTGGAACAACGCGTGAATGTCACAGCCCATCTGCTCCTCCGTGTCGTCGGTTGCCCCGTCCTACCGGCCCCATCGCCCTTAGCCACCAGCGCGAGGCTGGCTTTACGCGGTCGGACGGGTGAGGCGCCTTGCTCGGGGCGCGCTACCGAATGGGTGGCGCGTGAGGAGAATCCTATGCCAAGTGAAACTTGGCTGTCAACAAGAAAAACTTGGCATGGGAGTCACGCCGTTTTCGCGGATTTGCACGAGCCGACGAACGGTAGGCGTGAAAAAGGCCGCCCAAGGCGGCCTGTGCGGGAGGGGCGGGCGCCCTACTTCCGTCTGAGGTCTGGCAGGCGGTTGTCCAGCAGGGCGTTCGTTGTCTGCTGCTCAGTGATGAGCCGATCGAGGCGCCGGTTGGTGCCGAGGATGATGAAAGGCAGGAAGATCCACACGATGACCATGATCACGAAGATCACCGTCAGCGCGAGGAAGAGGATTGCGTAGCCTTCGCCGCCCATCATCGCAGCACCCTGCATCCATCGACTTCGCAACGAATCGCCAGCGTGACACCGCTCGAGCACGCGGCAGCGAACATCTCGCTCCCGGCACCCTTGCTTGTCATGACGACCTGAGGCTGCCCGCAGTCGCTTACCTTGGCGACGCCCTCAGCTTGGATGAGGTACTTGGACTCGGCCTTCATGCCGGCCACGCTGGGGGCCGCGGATGGCGTGCTCATGGGCGCGCTCACCGGGATCGCCGCTGCCGTCGCTACAGGGAGGGGGGAGGGCGCTGCTGCGGTCGGCGCGGACTGCATCGGTGCCGGCGCTGCTGCGGGAGCGGTTGCGGTCTGTGTGTTGACCGCGTGCGTGCACTTTTTCATGATCGCCGCCTGCTCAACTGCGTCGTACTCACCCTTGAGGCGCCCGTACTCCGCTTCCTGCTGCTTCGTGCCGCCGAGCGCGAAGAGTACGGGCCAGAAGATCAGAAGTCCAACTGCCATGATCCCGGCGTCATTCATCGCTGCTTCGTCTAGGCGACCACCCAAGGCCACGACGCGCGTCTGAATCCGCGAAGCCTCCGCAGCCAGGGCGGGGCAATCGTATACAGCGTATTGATTGGGTGAGACGTACGTCGTCGAGATGTTCTTCGAGGACGTTGCGCAGCCCGCCAATGCGACGGACACGAGTACGGCAACAGCCCGCTTTGCGAGCATGGCGGAACCCTCCCCTGAGCGCCATCGGATGCTACTGAGTGCCTGAACCTCGCGCCTTGCCAAACGGGCTCTCAACCCCCGGCTGACCAAACTCCTCAAGCAGCTCTACGGCGCGCCGGCGCAGCGCCTGCTTTGCCCATTCCTTTTTGAGCCCGCGGTACGCGCGCAGTAGGGCGAGCTCGTCTTCGTCGGTGACGTGTTCACCACTCACGGCCGGCAGGATTGGTTGCTTGTCCTTCTCGTATCTCAGGTCGGACGGTGTCACGCCGATCATCTTCGCCAGCCGCTTCAGGTTCTCGTCCCTCGCCACGATCTCCCCTTTTCGCCACAAGCGTACTGTTTCTCGGGATACCCCCAGTTCATCAATGATGTCCTGAATGGTCACGCCCGACCGCTTCATGCCAGCGCGCACAGCGGCACCGAAGTGCTCGTTGGTTATCCGTTCTTCGTTGGCCGCGGGCATACCCGTAAGCCTGCCAACATTAGCTTGGGTTGTCAGCGCAAGCAAATCTTGTTGACGATGCCAAGTTTCATTTGGCATGATAGGGGGTATGTCGTCTGACTCCGAAATCATTAAGGACGCTCTTGAGAGGGGCGGAGGGGTCAGTGCCGTTGCGAAGGCGCTGAAGCTGACTGACGAGGCCGTGCGCCTGTGGCGCGCTCGCGGAAAGGTCCCCGCCGGGCGAGTGGTCGAGCTTGAGAGGTTGACCGGAGTGCCGCGCGAAGACCTCCGCCCCGACCTCTACCGTCGCCAACCCGAAGGCGCGAAGGCCGCATGAGCGCGCGCAAGCCCGCCAAGCTGCCGAGCAAGGTCTCCGTCTCGTTCACCGAGGGCGGCAACTTCCCGCCGAAGCGCAAGCCTGCCGCGAAGGGCGCCAGAACGGTCCGCGAGATAGATGCGGCCGTGCGGAAGCTGGAGCGCGCCGACGCGGCCAAGCGGCGCACGCTCGGCGAGCATGACGCGCGAATCGTCGGCGCGTTGACCGTGGCGTTCGAGGCCGTCGAAATGCAGCGCGATTCAGAGCGGGGGCGCGCCATGCGCTTTCGCAACGGCCTTCCCCCCTTGCCCACCAACAGCACGCCGCGGTCTTCCTCCTCCGCCGCGTCTTCGGGCACCGCGCTCGAAAGGGCGCGGATCTTCTGCTCGCGGTGTATTTCATTCGTCATGCACCCAGTCTCTTTTTTTACCCGCAAGAAGTCACCCCTCGCGTCCCCTCGGAATTAGGAGAGAACGAACGTGCGCCTGTTTTACGAGGACGAATTCGAAGCCAT